GAAGATAGACAACAACAAAAGATTTCCCATTTTGTCCACTACAGATTTGTTCCTGGATTTGGATTTTATGGGTTTGGCTTGATGCACTTTCTAGGCAATCTTACTATGACTGCAACTGCAGCTATGAGAAGTCTAGTAGACGCAGGTCAATTTGCAAACCTACCAGGAGGATTCAAAGCAAAAGGTGTACGACTTGTTGGTGATAATGAACCAATCAGTCCTGGTGAATTTAAAGAAATAGAAGCAACTGGAGTAGATTTGAACAAGGCAATTATTCCTCTCCCCTATAAAGAGCCTTCCTCTACTTTATTTCAGATGTTAGGTTTCGTAACAGCAGCAGGTCAAAAGTTTGCTGATAGCACAGAACAAATTGTTTCTGATGCAGCATCTTATGGACCTGTTGGTACAACTATGGCTTTATTGGAAGCTTCAAGTAAATTCTTTTCAGCTATACATAAAAGATTACACAAATCCCAAAGGGAAGAGTTTAAAATTCTTGCACGTATAGACTATGAGTATTTACCTTCAGAGTATCCATATGAAGTTCCTTATGCTGAACAGAATGTGTTTAAGAAAGATTTTGATGGAAGGGTTGATGTAATCCCTGTCTCAGACCCTAACATTCCTTCTAATGCACATAGAATGATGCTCAGTCAAATGGCTCTCCAAATGGCACAGCAATCACCTCCTGGTATGTTTAATATAGAAGCATTAAATAGAACAATATTAAATGCTGCTAATATGCCTAATATAGAAGAAATATTACCTCCTAAAAAAGAACCACAACCTATGGACCCAATATCAGATATTATGGCAGCAACAAAAGGTATTCCAATAAAAGCATTTGAAGGTCAAAATCATGATGCTCATATACAAGCTAAGATGGCTTATTTACAAGACCCTCAAAATGGTGCTAATCCTATTATGGCTAGAGTTAGACCAATACTTGAATCTAATATACAAGAACATTCTGTTATGAAATATCAAGAACAAGTTAATGGTATTACAAGAATGGGATTAGAACAATTACCACCAGAACAATCACAGGTTGCTTCAATAGCAGAAATGGCAATGGCTCAAGCAGCACAACAAGTATTAAATGCTAATCAAGCTATGGGTCAAGCACAATCACCTGAACAACAATTAGTTGCATTAAAACAAGCTGAAGTAGGATTAAAAGAAAAAGAATTAAAAATGGAAGAAGCTAAACTTTCTATGGAGTCTACTTTAGATGCTCAGAAGTTACAATTAGAAGAAGCTAAATTAATGAAGGATGCAGGAGTTGCAGGTCAAACAGCTATGATGAAAAAAGAAAAAGGTGACCTTGATAGACAAAGTAAAGAAACAATGAAATTATTAGATTTATTAGCTAAGTCAGAAATAGCAGAACAAAAATCACAAATAGATTTAGAAAAGATAAGAGCTCAATCTTTAGAAAAAGTTATGAGTATGGAAAACTTAGATGATAGACAAAGAAGTATGAAGTTATTAGATGTAATGTCTAAAGCAATACTAGAGGATTCTAAACAAGAAAAGAATAACTAGGGATATTTTTTGCCTATAGACTGCCCTAGCAGACAAGCCAAGACTATAGGTATAATTTTATTTAAGGAGAATAAATTATGGCTAATACAACTTTTAGTGGTCCACTCAGGTCAGAAGGTGGATTTAAATCAATAACAAAAGATTCAGATACAGGAGCAATAACAGAAAATATTACTTTTGGTAATAATGGTGTTGTTGCAGCTCCAGTAGCTTTAGGTGATGAAGATAAAACAATGACTGCAGCAGCTAATGGTGGTAGAGTAAATGTAGTTCCTGCTTTAGCTAGTAATAGAACTATTACATTACCTGCTCCAACTGCAGGATTATCATTTACATTTATTAATGGTGGTGGAGCAGAAGAAACAGAAAATCTTATTTTTATAACACCTGGAAATACTAATTTTTTTCTTGGAGGTGTAATACATTTAACTGGTACACCTGCAAGTATTTATCCAAATGGTAGTTCAAATTCACAATTAACTTTAACAGATTTTGGATTAATGGAAATTACTTTTATAGCAAAAGATAGTACAAACTGGTATGTTTCAGGTTATCAACAAGGTGCTGATGCTCCTGCATTTGCAGACCAATAAGATAGATGGAAGTATCTAATGAAGCTCTTCGTAAATTTGACGAGGAGCTTAACTTATTAAGAATTAATTTAGCAAATGGACAAGCAGATAACTTTGCTAATTATAAACAACTCGTAGGTCGTATTCAAGGAATTGAATGGTCTATTGAGGTTATTAAAACTATAACAA